AGTTCCACCCGCAACTCCAGTGAACGCCGTGCCATCAGCGGCATCGATGATGGCATCATCCATTGCACGGCCCATAGCGTTTGCAGCGGCGAGAGAATAAGGGGAAGTTGGATCGATAAGCATCCGGACACGATCTTCATTGTCAATGAGATCAGCCCAATCATAATCGACCAGAGAAACCCGACGCCTCGCATGTGGAGTATCCATACGCGGGGTATCAGAATGACGCGAAGTACGCTTGCGTGCAGTAGTCGCGCCAATTTGTTCGAAAAACGTATTCTTTCCACGAACAGTCTCCATATCAACAGTCCGGCGGAGTCTTGAGCCCTTCTGTTGAGAGAGATGCTGAACGTTGGCAGAATACTGCTCAACGAAAGCTGTAGTGATTTCGATACTCATAGTATCCTCTCCAAAGTTAAAACCAAAAATACCGACGATGTTAAGGGTATCGGTTGTCCGGCCTTAAATTGTCGGAGAGGAACTTCTAGGCGACACGCGCCGGTATCTAGCTAGCCCCCCGAGCTACTTCTAAAAAAGCACATGGAGCATATACGTGTCAATTATGTATTTGCTCCATCAAGTCACTTACCTTTCGGACCAATGCGGGACGTTCCTGACTATTAGCATCCCAATAAGCTGGTCTTGCCATAATTTCAGTAACTTGGGCCTGAAGGTTTGTATTCGTATTTGTTGCACCTAAACCCTCAAGTTTACTATCTTCCATCATGGCTTCGCCAATAGCATTGAAAATACGATTCATCGAGGGATTATTACCTAACCCACTAGAATTAAGATACTCTACAAATTCTTTATCTCCAAATTCCGCAATCGCACTTTTTGCAATTGACATTTTAACTTCATACGCTTGCCCCCAATCTTTTTTAAGCGCGTCTTCCGCATCTTTCATACTAGTCGCAGAAGTTTCCGCAATTTCAGTTGCGTCTTTAATATTGCTTTCCATGTACCAATCGTGCAAACCCGCCGCTTGATCAGCAGTTAACCCCAATTTATGCGACATTTCTCGGAAAGAACCAATTCTTTCCGCCATATATTCTTTTAAATTTTCTGGAGACTCAAAATCTTTAAATTTATATCCTGTTGCTTCTTCCGGGCGGCCCATTTTGTTATAAAAAGCATTCCATTCATCTTCATTTGTAGGCTTTACAACTGGGTCCTTCCCGAGCATAGAAGAGGCATTAATATACCCCTGTGCAAGTGACTCCGCATTTGAATACTTTTGTAATGAAGGATGATTTCGGGTTTCTTCACTAAACCCAGACTTCCAATCACTTTCGGTCTGAGTTAAGGTAGCCTGTGTTGACTGTGACCCCGTTGATTCCTGGGTCGATGTCCCCGAAGTCGACTTTTCCCCCTGGGTTGCTTCCGTCGTCTCGTCGCTCATAACTTTCTATCTCCTCAATGTGTGATATAAAATCTTTTGGTGAGTATTTAAGAACAGATAAAATATAACGTATAATATCTGTTCCCCCCTCGTCATGCGCCAAAATAAGAGGATCAGAATTAAATGAAGAATTTAACATCCCTGAGTGTAGTATTAGATCGTCTAGAACTCGTTTACCTTCAGGACTACTAAATAAAATTGAATAGTCACGTTTTCTTTGCCGTGCCTGTCCTATTCTTATCATGCCCGTGCTGCCTTTGACATTTTTTCTAACGCACCCGCTCCAACATCCGCAGCTTGTAAAGCCGCTGCTTGCTGTTCTCGTTGAGCCTGTTCCTGCCGTTTTTGAGTAACAGCCTCTTCTGAATTTTGTAAAGTACTGGGAAGACCAAATAAATCAGCTAACCAACGTAATGTTTTATCCCCATTTATAACATCCGCTGATTGTGGTGAAATCTGTAATATTGGCCCTCCAATTTCAAATACCCGTAGCAATGAATTTGCTTCAACTTGTTTCTGCGCCCTTGCAAGAGGCGAGACATATTCTATTTCGTAATCTACCCCCTCTAATTCTGGTGGAGGTTCAGGTAGACGCCCTGCCCTTGCAAGAATACCAAATACACGCTGTATCATTGGGCCAAGCATTTCAGCCTGTAATCGTCCAAGAACTGGCCCCAACAATCTGAGTTTTTCTTCTGTCCGTTGTAAAACTTCAGTGGCCGTCATCTGCGGCCCCTGTTGTAATTGTAGTTGATCAATAAAGAACCCTTCACGAATCCTAGTTTGTATACTTTGGATTAATTCAAGGCCAATATTAAGTTTATTAGACGTGGGAAAAACTTCAATCCTGTCCGCCCCTGGTCGCCTAAAATTTAAACCCCCTGGTACAGTTCGTACTGGATTAATAAACCCGTCATCAGGAACCTGTAAAGGAGGATCAACTGCTTTCTGCGCTGCTTTTAAGACAGTCTTAACAACCTCTTGCAACATCATCGTATCTGGTAATGTATCTAACCCCGGTCCCCGACCATACGTTTCACCAGCCACTTTCATCCAACGCGCCGCGATATACGGGTTCTCGTGAAAACCCCCTTCTTCAATGATATGCCTATCATCCAAATTAATATACACAGACGCAATAGGCATATTTGCTCGTGTCTTTTTATTTCTGTTAAAATCGGCCCTAGGCTGAACTGCATGAAGAATTTTAAACGATTTATCAAACTGTTTTTTCTCATACGCGTCTAGAACCGTCTTTCCAGATTTTTTACCCCATTTCTGGAAAATCTGCCTTGCATTAAACTGGAATTTACGGTATACAGTGTCCGCACGACCATCAGAATTTTCAGCGATTCGACACTCAGCTAAAGAACGCGCTGAAAATGATAAATCTCCTGTAATGTCATTCGAACCTATAAACATTACAGCAGTGCCAAACCCTGTAAGATCAAGATAGAATTCATGAACATGTGTTGAAAACGCAGCGTTAGGACCATTCATTTCCGCAAATATTCTTAACGCTACCTTCTCCAACCATTCCTTAACTATACCCTGTTCATTAAACTCTTCTTCTGTTATTTTTAATGTAAACCATTTAGACGCGGGATTTGTCATCATCCCGTGCATTCCAGCAGCTAGAAGCTCATTCGCCAGTATCGCCGTTGTGTCCACGGCCTGTAAGCGCCTAACTTCTCCCTTTGCATGAGTCACAGTGAAATCTGACCTACGGGGTAAAACAAGTTCACTTGCCCGCTGCCAATGGTCCTCCCAATTCCTTGCTATACTATCTAAGGAATCATTACGTGCAAGATATTCATCAAGTTTTGCAGGCATTACACACTCGCTGTCCCAGAACCTAATTTCTTCTTACTAGTTCGTGCGGCAGAAACATCACCAAGCGAACCTGTTAACAACGTACTAGTTTGACCAGCAGCAGCTGATATACGCGATCTTTGCCGCGCTCCAGCACCAACTACATTAGGGTCAGTTTTTGATGGAGCCGCAGGACGATCAGGCAATTTAGGAGCAGCCGGAAAGCACATTTTTAAAGTCCTTTTCTCAATTGAATGGCACAGTCACTATAGCCAAGACGTCTATAAAAACACGCCGTGCGCTCCATGTCAATCTCGCCGCTAATCCCAAGCTGAATTTCCTTCGCTCCTATTTTTTCTGCCCATATTTCCGCTAAATTAATTAATTCTACTGCAATACGCGCCCCTCGATGTTCTTTCTCAATATAAAATAAAATATCTTTTACAATTAAGTCATTTGAAAAATACACAGATGAATTTGATACTCCTAAAATTCCAATTACCTTTTCATCAATAATTGCAACATTGCAATATACTTCTCCAGTATCCATTGACACAGTATAACAACGTTGTATAAAATCCCTCGCCATTTGTTCGCACCAGAATAATCTATTGTACGAACTTTCTTCATACATTAATTTCCCCAAACGTAGTATCTCGGGGAAATCTCCATGTTCCCATTGTCGTATTACCAAGGCTCCCATTCCGTTCCCTCCGCGATTGTCTGTTTTCCACGATACGTACTGGACCCGGCCATGGGATTAAGTACATCATAATTTTGATCAGCTACTCGCTGTATTATTTGCCCTTCTTTTTCCTCTGAATGACCAACTGCAAAATACCGCAGTGCATCGGAACCGTGACTTGTCCAGTCATGTTTGGGTTTCTTTTTAAAAGTCTGAGTCCGCTCGTCCCAATCAGTTCTATATTGTCTTAACGCCTCAATTCCTTTTGCACATTTTTCCTTATCAAAATGGAAACGGGGTAAAATTGCTCGTACCGCGTTAATTCCATCATCCACCTTAATATTTGGTACTGCAATGCCACGAACTCCTAATCCTTGTAAAAATTGGAGCCTACTTATCCCCGATGATAATTCTTTAACTTTGACATCGTGTGGTAAATAATGCCGGCCGTATGTGTATCCCTGTTCTTTAAGATATTGTACATAAGTGTCAAGACCAGCGCCACTGCCCTCATGATAATTGATTGCCCAATATTCTCGTCCCGCCTGCTGGATGAACCAGATGGCCGTAGCATCATCGATTCCAAGGTCCCACGCAGTGTGAACCAACAACGTAGATTCGTGAGGTACGGCGTGAACTTTTCCTTCACGCGTAAGCTTCTCCATAATTTTACCATAATACGCGCCCCTTATCGCCGCTTCCCATGAACACTCATATTCCTGGGCATATTCCTCTTCCGTCATGTCGTTCTTTGCCGCAGCTAGCTCCCCGGCATTTACATACCCTGTTTCGCTTGCACGAAAAAGGAACCGATTCCACCCCTCTTTATTCTCTGCCTCCCCGTATAGAGTATAGAAACTATTTTTTCCCTTTGGGGTCCCTATAAATTTACCCTTACCTGTGCGATCCGACAACATCGGTCTGAATACTTCTGTCCACATTGAAGGGGGCATCTGCGCATATTCGTCAAAAGTGACAGTATCACAGTATTGCCCTTTTTCTGCGTCCGGGTTATCCGCTCCAATTAACGTGTACCTACAGTCATCTAAGAAATCGACTCTGCAGTCGGTTTCATTCGCCTTGTATCCAGGTAGGTCCTTCGTATAAAGCTTGACATAATCCCAAGCTGTTTTTTTCGCCTGTTTGAGGAGTGGCGCGACATAATGCCCACGGGGCATTCTTAAACCCCGTTGTTTACATGAAATTAAATTCTTTATATCGTCATTTATAGAGAATACAGTCTTGCCAAATCTACGATGACAGACGATCATCGCGAACCGCGCAATCTGCTCGTGGAGTTTCCTTTGTAAAGGACGCGGCTGATACGGGATTACAAAATGAGCCATATCATTTTAACCCACTTTCAAGTTCCTCAATCGCCGCAGAACATAAGCTCAAGTCTTCTTTGATCGACGACAATTTCTTTAAATTTAATTTTCTTATAACTATCATTACAACTATCTTCCCCGCCGCCCCCGCTAATAACCGGTGAATAATCCCCAACGATTGTCGAACTTCCCGTATGCTCATCCCCACCTCCTAACCATCCGATAGTAAGGTTCGTGTCAACCTCCTTCTTCTCCGGAGCATCCAACCCCATGAGTTTTGCCCTTCGATCCATGGCCTTAAAAACCACATCCGCCGCCTTTTCATCCGGGGGTAAAGTAAATTGTTCCCCGGTCTCCGCATTCTCCGTCGTTTCCTTTCCAATCGCACGCTCATAATAAGCCTCCTGAATCTCATCCAGCCGAATAAGCTCTAAATCTCGGGCCTTTTCGGCTTCATGATGTTGATGTAAATTCTTATACGCGGATGCTAAGGAACTATTAACAGACCCAGTAGTTACACTTAGCATCTCCGATATGGCCTGAACCGAATGACCATACCTTCTATACCTCAAGACGAGAATCTGGCGCTCAGTTAATTTAGACATACCAAAGTATACAATCTAAGAGCATTACTAAAAATACATACCCTACAAATAAAGAGATAACAATAAACGCAGCTAATACCGCATGGAGCATTTTAGATATACTCTTATTCGGCTCCCAAATCATAAAATTTACAACCCGTTACTAGGCTCAGTATACACGGAAGGACACACTAACCGTATTAATAATAATTCACGGACTCTATCATAGCCCTCCGCAACAGTCACAGACCCATCTACTAATTGAATAGTAGTGTTACTTCCCTCTGGAATAAAATACATAATTGTGTCAGTATTGATAGTAATTGAAGTCTTCTGTGGATTCGACATTGTAAGTTCGACAAACATTAATAATCTCCCTTCCAAGGATAACGCGACCAGACATCAACGATAAGAATAATCATAAAGAAAAATATTATTAAATTCCAAAGCATATCAGGGTCCTATAACATGAAAACGCGACAAGCTAACATAAACTAACCATAGAACTAGGGAGTGAGTAGAGAGGAGGAATCGAACCTCCGACCATAACGTACTAACGACATCACTCGCTTTCCCCATTGCTCTCCCACTGAGCTTCCTCCACCTAGTGATGAACTAAGCTGGACTCACTCCCTACAAATAAAATAGCACGACGAGGGACACTTGTCAATATGAACCTAGAACGCTATATGCTGGCTCCACGGGTCCCATCATTCCTCTGGCAGGTCGCTCGTCTTTGGGGGGGGGGTTCGCGCGTGTTCCGTGCTGCGTGTTCCGTGCTGCGTGTTCCGTGCTGCGTGTTCCGTGCTGCGTCCCCCCCCGGCCCCGCACGCCACCACCAAAAAAGAAAGGGAACGCGCGCGCACGCGAGGTGCAAGAGCCGTGCCACCGGCCACGCGTGGTACGCAACCCGGCCACGCGTACGGAACGGGTTGACGGGAACCGCCCGGCGTGGTACACTACGGGGGTGGACGCGGGGAACGGCCCCGCCACCGCCACCAGACAGGAGAGAAAACCGTGACAGACCTAACCCAACTTCTGGCCCTTGCTCAAGCCGCCACCCTGCTCGCCGTTCAAACCCAGAAAGCAGCAGACGACGCAGCCTTCGCGCTTGAAGAAGCCGCCAAAGACGCCGACGAGGCACAAGACGAAGCCGACAGAACTAGAACCGCCGCCGACGAGGCACAAAAGGCCGTCGCAGACGCCGAAGCCGGCCACACCGACGACCACCGCCGCCACTTCTAGCTAACGACGAGGCAGAGCCCCGCAAGCGCCCGTTGGGTCTGCTTGCGGGGCTCTCTGTGTTCGTTCCACGACGCTCGCCCTGGTTGTAGTCCCAACGTGGGACTACTAGCGTTCCACAGACCAGTCAAGAGGTCTGCCCCGGCTGCCTCGGTTGCCTCGATTGGAGCTCCGCTCCGGTCCCCCGGCGGGGCGCGGGCGGCGTGTTTTCCCTTGCCTTTTCGGACACAAAAAGAAAAAAGAGCCCCCCCCCCCCAATCGAGGCAACCGAGGCAAACCCCTGCCGCGCCCCGTCCCTCGGTGCGTTTGGCTGCCTCGCCTAATCGAGGCGCACCCGAGGCCCAAACCGAGGCAAGCTCGCCCCCCGGTTGTGCTTTTTGTCTTTTTTGCAACGGGTGCGTGGGTGTTGCTCCCTTGCAACAATCGGAACAGGGGCAAGGGAACGGTACTGCCTCGGGTCTGCCTCGGGTCGAGCCTCGGCTAGCCGAGGCAAGCGGAACACGTCTCTAACCCTTCTCGCGCTACCCGTGGTCCGTGTGCTGGCCACTGTGGCTGTCTGGCTCCGCCCCAAGAAGAAAGGAACGCGCGCGTGCGCGAGATGCAAGCCTCGTGCCACCAACCATGTGTCTCGTGCAACCCCACCCTGCGTCTGTAACGTATTGACACGGATCGCCCGCTGTGTTACACTACGGGGATCGACGCAACAAGACAACAGGAGAGAGAAGATGACGAAGAAAGAGAAAACTGCCCCGGTCAAGGAAGAGAAGAAGACCAAATCGGTCATCAGCGCTGTTCGCAAGAAGGCGTACGGCAAGAGCCAGAGCTGCGATGACGAGGTTGCGTTACGTTTCCAGGCTGCTCTAGAGGACAAGACGCTGGACGAATTGGCGACGGAAAACGGCATTGACTTGGCTCGCTGGTCGCACCTGAATTACGGCATGCAGCGGATGAACCTAAGCAACGTTCTTAGGGGCATGATCCGGCGCGACGAGACGGTTGTGTTGAACGGCGTCTCTGTGAACTTCGGGTAGGAGAGAGCAAAATGAAAGACAGAGTGTGGGTAGTCACAATAAACGGATTCTTCGACAGTGTGTATGAGGACGCAGACGAAGCCCATGAAAAAGTCAGTGATATCAAGCGGGATATAGACGATGGGTTTTTTACCCCTGCCCCTGCGGACTTGTCGAAAGACCACGCTGTGGTCGCCGTGGTGCAGGGAATGTTAGAGTACTAGGAGAGAGCAAAATGACGAATGTCTGGGTTATAACTTGGTCCATCGAAAAATATCGCATCGAAGCGGAAGACGTTCAGGAGCATGTAGGCAACGTGTTTCCATCTAAGGAAGCGGCGACCGCCGCGGTTATTGAAGGGGATGAGGAAGAGTGGGTAGACTTGGAGGATGAAGGCGAGTACAAGCCCGAGGTCGTGTACAACGATGATAATTCCGTATCGATCAACACGAATGTCGGGTTCCTATATCAGGTCGTAAAGCGTGAACTCTTAGGATAGGAAGAACATTGACTGACCCCAAGACTAAGGCCGATTTTGATGTTCTTTATTCCAATGCTGTCATATACCTTCGGCACCAAGTATATGTTCATGGTAGAACGCCGGCGCAAGCTTACCGTGACACCTTGGCAACTCATGTTGTTTGTGACCCGGACCGATTGGCGTGCGAGGCAACGTCTCATTATGGTCTGTTAATAGGAGAGATATACTTGCAAAAGTTGGAGGAGAGCGAACAGTGATGTTTGTCGATATGACGAATCCTCATAACTTCACTGTCGACCAGCTTAAGGAGGCTGGTCGCATCACTGGAAATTGGGGCTGGCAGACGTTGGCACAGAATTATACAATGCGACATGGAGTTTGTGGCGTGATGATAGCTAATGATGATTTCGTCTTATTCTTCAGAGATGGTGAGGTTGTTCGTCGCAAGACCTGGAAGGCGATCGACGTTGATTACATCATACACCGTTCATCTTAACAAGGCGGGCGCGATTGTGCTTTAATACTGAGAGGTAGGAGAGAATGAGAAAAGTATCAAAACCAGCCCCCAATATTAGTTCCTTAGTTCTACATTTCTTCAGTTTACTGGATGAGGGAGAAATGTCGGGAACTCTGTTAGAGAGAAATGTCGGGGTGGCCGATTCGACTATATCTTCTTGGAGACTAGGAAGGCGTAGCCCCAAGTTGTTGAATTTTGAGGCTTGTCTAAATGCTCTAGGGTATGAACTTATTATAAAGAAAAGGTGAGTGTCCATGACACAGTACCAGTCAGTAAGGGATAAGGAGCGCGCTGCTCGTTTGGAGAAGTGGGCGGTTTGGGCGCTGAAGATTGTAGGCTTGTTGATTATTTCCCATGTAATTGCGATGCAATTTTGGGGAATCTACCTTTATATCATGGCTTCGTATTGACAAGTGGCCCGCAGTGTGCTTTTTTTGTACTATACCACGCAGGAGAGAGTAAATGAATAAAGAAATAACTGATTTTCCTCCCATCCCCAAGTTTCTGGACCGTACTGATGGTTTGACTCATGAGCAGAATATGAAAAATCTTCATGCTCATGCTGCGAAGGTAAAGGGCCACCCTGGCTCAAAGATAGTCATGCCGGATTATCGTCACAACCCTACTCGGCAGAGTAGGGGCGCAAGTCGCCAGGTACGAACAATTGTGAAGGGCACTAGGTCCAAGACAATTTATCCAACGACAGAGGCAGTCGTGGTTGCCACGGCGGGTTTGATGAATGGAGAGAAGCGTAAGTCCATGTATGCGATTGCGCGAGAAAATGGAATTAATCCATCACGTTGGGACGCTCTAAATAATGGTCAGGTTGCCATGAATTTAACCAATACGTTGCGGGGGCGTTATTATAAAATGCAGCGTATCATGGTGCAGGGGAAAGAAGTAAAATGAATGAAGAGCTAACAGACGATGATATAAATTTACTTGAGGAATGTGAAAATAATATAAAAGAACGTATTTTACAAGTGATAATAGATCATGACGACATATGGACGGAAGTATTACCAGAAGACGCAGTTCGTTGCGCCGCGTTGCGTGCTTTATATGAAATATGGGATACACGTTGGGATTGGTGATTTAGGGAAAGATTAAAATGGACCAGTCAGAGTATTTACAAAAGCGTAATTCAGCCATCATGATGGCCCAAAGTCGTTCAAATCAGAGTGAGGCGGTCGCGCCGCTAAAAGAATTAATTAGTTCAGATTGTCTCGACCCCAATCCACTCGAATTGCGTCTTTATTATGCCCGTTGTCTACAGTCGGTGGGTCAGTATCAAGAATCCGCAAACATGTTTGGCCGATTATACGCTGCGTATCCTGGACATGCAACTCTAGGATATGAATACGGGGAAATGTTATATCGTCTCGGCCAGTATAGCGAATGTGAAAAAGTTTACCGTTCCATGTATCAGATGTATATGGATAACGTGCTCCA